TAACTCCTATTTTCAACTCCTATTCCATTTGTCCCCCCCCTGTCCTACCACACCCCACTCTCCGGAATCGCCACCTTCCGCACCACCTTCCCCGCCAAACTCTGGAACTCCGTTGCCGGCCTCTTCTCTTCCTCATCCAGCAACTGGGCCAGCGTATGCTTCGGCTTCCCCTTGTCATCGCGTTCCGCCAGCTTCCCCTCAATCCACCGCCCCACCTGCAACGCGCATAGATCCAGTTGATACGCCTCCCAACTCGTCGGCGCCAACCCCAGCAGACTACTTGGCCTTGCGCCGTAACTCACCGCTAACGAATGGAGCTTCCACATCTCCCGTTTGTTCGCGACGAAAGGGCTTCAACTTCTCCCCCGGCTCATTCGCCCAGGTGAACACGGCCAGCCGATCAAACATCGGCAATTCCGTCGCCTGTAACCCTGTCGGCGCCACAATGCACGCCGAACACACCAAATTAATCACCCCGGCGAACTCTTTGAACTCATCCAGCTTCACCACCCGGATCTGCTGCCCCGCCTGTGTCCCCATCAACTTCTCAATCTGCGGCTGCAACACCTGCGGAATCTCCCCCCGCTCCGCCAGATCCATCACCCCCACGCGCTTCACCCGAATCTCCAACCCACTCGGCAAAGTCGCCTCTTCCCCCGCCGCCTGCACCCGGCGCCATTCCTCTAACTGCATCTCATCTCCTCATCAACCAATAACCAATCACGCATCACGCATCACGCATCACGCATCACGAATCACGCATCACGAATCACGCATCACGCCCCACTAGCTCGTCGGCAAGTTACTCGCACTCTCATCCTGCACAATCTCATACAGCGACCCCGCCCCCGGGTCGATGGCGATGCCAGAGCACTTGGTCATAAAGAACTCACCGTCCTTAAACTCCCCCTCAACCCCCTCGGTGAGCTTGCACTTGAAGAGCTTGACGTGAATATCATCCGTCGCGTTGTCCCCAACGCTCTTGCCGTAAATCTTAAAATACGGCATATTATCCCCCGCATTCGCGCTCATCGTCAGCGTCCGATTCGGCGTCGAACCCGCCGTCACATTCGTCCGCCCCGTCATAATCGCCAACGCCTCCAGGCTAATCCCCCCCGCCTCAATACTCCACTCCACCGCATCCGTAATCGCCACCACACTCACCGTCGCGTCATCCCCCCGCAACTCCCCGCTCGTCAACCGCTCCTTGAAACTAAGCGTCAACCCCGACGGCAGATCGACCTGCGTCGTCCCACCAATATTGGTCACCTTCAAATCCCGTAGCCCAAACGGCTTATCACCATACCCAGCCATCTTCAAACCCTCCTAAAATCAAATCACCCAATACCCAATGCACATAACTCCCATAACTCCCATAACTCCTATCCACCCCCAAAACCACCGACCGACAACAAAGACTTATCAGCTCAACACCCCTGCCGTCTCCCGCTGCACCACCTGATACACCTGCCCACTACTATTCGGCACCCCCACCCCACTGCACCGGCTCACCAGAAACTCGCCATCCCCAAAAGCCCCCTCCAACCGCGTCACCTTCGCATTCAGGATCTGACACCGCACATCATCCCCCGCATCCCCAACACTCCGCCCATACACCCGGAAATACGGAAATTCATCCCCCCCCGTCGCCGTCAACGTCGTAATGCGATTCGGCGTCGTCCCCGTCTCCGTCGCCGTCCGCCCACTCAACCGCGCCCACGCCGCCAGGCTAATCCCCCCCGCCTCCAACTCCCAATCCACCGCGATCACAAAAGCCCGCACCGCCACCACCTCCCCCTCCGCCAAAAACTCCTCCGCGCTAACGCGCTCCTGGAAGCTCAGCGTCATCCCCGCCGGCAACGCCACCCCATTCGCCCCCGCCGTGTCATACGTCATCAACTGCCGTAACCCGAATGACTTCTCCCCATACGCCATCTACTCTACAACTCCTATAACTCCTATAACTCCCCTAACTCCCATCTATCCTACCCGTCCGACTTCTCCGCCTCCCCACCATCCCCCGCCACACTCGCCACAATAAAGAAATCCCCCTCACTCAACAACACCCGGAGCAACGTCGCATCCTCCACCGCCGCCATAAAATCATTCCCCGCATTCCACTCCACCACCCGCACCTCATCCCCGATCCGCTCCTCCACAATGCGCCGCCCGGCCAGCCCCGTATACCGCAGCAACGTCCGCACATTCCGCACCCGTGTCTGCACCACCCCCACTTGCGCCATCTCGTCTCTCCTGTCTCGTGTCTCCCTACCGCCCCATATAACAAACATACCGCCCAATCGCCAACGCACAATTCAACGCCTGGTCATTCATCCCCAACAGCGTATTCGCATGGCGCACCTCAAAATTTCGCCGCCCATCCGTCGGCGTCAACACCCGCCGATGCAACAGATCATACGCCCGCCCCTGCGCCGCCTGAATCGTCTCATGCCCAAACCGCTGATAAAAATAAATCACCACATACAGCGCGCTGCTCTCCCGGTGCGGCCCAAACGGCGTCTCATTCTCCATCTGCACCAACGCACAGGGTCGCAGCTCCTTATTCCCATCAAACGCCGACGGCGTATTCTGCCGGCTAATCTCCTGCACCAGTTGCCCATTGTGAATCCCGCCCGGCAGCAACCCCACCAGCGTCCCATCGCCCCTGAGCCGGTCCCAAATCGCATTCACCATGATCAGACACTCAGTACCAAGACATTGGCCGCCGCGCTACAATCCACATACACCTTGCCATCATCCTGCCGAAAAATCGAAGCCAACGGATACACCACCGACTTCGCCGTCGCCACCACCACCGTCGCATCCGGCACCACCACCGACTTCGCCGCATACGCCGCTGGCTGTGGCACCTTAAACGTATACGTCACCGACCCACCCGTCGCATTCCTCAACACCACCAGGTCGCCGGCATCATAATCGAATGTCACCCCATTGTCCGCCCCCACCCCCAGCGTCGCATAGGTCGCATCCGTCAAATTCAACCCATTGTTCCCAATCGCCTGCGCCGTAATATTTGTCCGCGCCATCTACCCTCCTCGCTGCTCTACGGTTGCACTACCGTAATCAAACCCGCCACATCACAATCCACCGCCACCAACCCATCCCCCTGCACAAAAATACCACTCAACGGATACAACATCGTCCGCGCATTCGGCACCGTCAACCCCTTCGCCGCGTACCCATCCGGCGTCGGCACCTTAAAGGTAAAGGCCGCCGTCGCTCCGGACGTGTTCCGCACAATCACCAACGCCCCCGGTCGATACGCAAACTCCACCCCATTATTCGCCCCCACCCCCATCGTCGTAAACGTCGCCCCCACAATCACATCCAGCCCGCCCGCCGGAATCCCCCCCACACCAATCGCCGTCCGCGCCATCCCATTCTCCTCACCCTACCAATCGTTCCCTCCCCAACCTGTGGAGAGCCAGGGCGGTGTCTACCCAAAAATATCATTCAACATCGCATGAAGCTGCGGCAAATGGCTCTCAATCGTCCGCATCACCACCCCATACCGCCCCCCATGCGCCAACTCCAAATACACCCCATAATCAATCACCGGCCCATGACTCAAATAAATAATCACCATGTGCCTAGCCAAATCCGCCTCACTCGTCCCAAACAACCCGCTACGCGCATTTCCCGTCCGGTCCGTCCACGCCGCGTTTTGCTTCGCCGCCCCCTCCATCATCGTCGCCAACCGCTGCGCCACCGCCGCCACCGCAATCAACACCCGCTCCCCATACCGCTCAATCGCCCTCGCCAGCAGATCTGGCGGCGTCCGCCACACCAACACCGGTTGCGGCATACAACCACCCCCACCCCTCCTGGGGCCGCATCCGCCGCCCCGTATGCACCCGCTCCACCCATTGCACCCACCGCCGCCACTCCATCAACCACCCCCGATTCTCCACCACCCGCCCAATCTTCTCTACCCCATTCCCCCCATCCATCCCATCCATCCCCTAACTCCCACCCGTCCTACTCGTCCCACCCGTCCTACCCATCCGACAATCCCCTACTCAATCGCCGTCGCCTCCACCATCGTCCCCGCCCGCCGATTCGGTCGCACAAACTCCACCTCATACAAAATCCCATTGTATGTAAAGCGGTCAGCCACCTGCACATCCAACCCCACCGCCCCCAACACCACCACCCCCGTTGTCGCCTGGCTCGCCGCCGCACTATCTCGCCGCTGATACCCGCTCCGCCGCGCAATCCGCACCATCTGCGCCGCCAACGTCCCATTCCCCCGCCGGAACGCCACACTCACCGCATTGTCATCCCGCACCGCCTGCAAGTCACTGGCCATGGCCGCCCAGTCGCCGCTACTCATAAGTCCCATTGACGGCTCCCTGCATCCCATACCCCTTCAACGGCTTGACCGCATTCTGATACTGCTTCAGCAACCCCTCCGCCTGCTCCCGCATCTTCCCCGCCTGGCCGCTCTTATCCACCATCTCGTCGCCAATCTGATACTTCCACCCCGCCGGCGCCATCGCATTCCCCTGCGCCATCAACACCAAATACTGCCCATACAACAGCGCAATCCGCGCGCCATTTTCTGACATCCGTGGATAGCTCTGGCTCCCATCCAACACATGCCCCGCCCCATACCGCAACGTCCGGCTCACCCCAAACGTCGGCGTCGGCGTAAACACCAACCGGTTCCCCTCCACATCATAACGCTCTTCCCATGTCGAGGACACCGGAATCAACCCACCGCTCCCGAAGATCACCCCATCCGGCCGCTTCAAACTCTCCAGGCTAATCAAAAACCGAAAATCACTCGGCAAATCATACGCCGCCTGCCCGTTCACCATCGCCAACGTCATCGTCTTCGGCATCGGCACATCACCGGAAAGCTGCTCCACCGCATCCTTCACCATCTGCTCATAATCCCCCGGCGTCCCATTCAACGCCGGCGCCAACCCCTGCAACCGCACCACCATCGTCGCCAGACTCACCCCCATACCCCACCTACTTCCGTTTCCGCCGCCCCGGCTTCTCGTCCACCACCTCGTCCACCACCTCGTCCACCACCTCTACCCCCGTCCCATCCGTCCCATCCGTCCCATCCGCCCCATCCGTCCCATCCGCCCCATCCGCCCCACCATCCCCCTCAATCACCAACCCCCCGGCCCCCACCGCCGGCAACACCACCACCTGCTCCCCAAACGCCAACAACGACCGCGCCAACTTCTCATTGATCGTGTGAATCTCCCCCTCCAACCAGGTCAGCCCATTCACCACAATCGGCGCTCTCCCCACATACTTCACCCGCACATCAGCCATGTCACCCCCTCACCCTGTCACCCTGTCACCTTGTCACCCGCTCAAAAAGTGGGGCGACAACAAAAGCTTGTCACCCCACCTCTGTCCTCTACCCGTTAATTTTTGTACGTCACCCACACCGTCGGCGTCATCGTCGCCGTATGCTGGATCATCACCCGCAGATTCTCCCCCGCCACCGGCAACCGGATAACCCGCACTCCATCCGCCGTCAACACCCGGCGATGGATCTGCGTCGCAATCAAACCGGTTGTGCTGCCCGTCGCATACTCATAATCTGCCATGGCCCAATCGACGCGGTTCGGGCTAAACTGCACCGTCGCCGTAAAGGTCCCCGTCGTGGCAATGTCGGTTTTCACAAACACATCCGCCATCGTCCACCCGTTCGTGCTGGAATCATCCCGCCCCGCCACCGTTGTGCGCGGACTGGCGGAAAAAACCGTCCCAGCCCCCGTCAACGCCGTCGCCGGATACAGCGTCACCGTCAACTGCCGGCTCTGCCCATTAAAGACCGGATCGCCCTCGGCTAGCACCAACCCCGACCGCGCCGGCACCACCATCAGCGCCAGCAACAAAATCACCATCAGCGCACCCACGCGCGCATCTCGCAAAACCTTCATTACCTTCATTGTCTTTTTCCTCTCTTCTCACGGCCAACCACGCCCTCCCCTTGGGGAGGGCCGGGGAGGGGCATCCCCACCCCAGTCACCTTGTCACCCTGTCACCCGTTAGCTGAACCTGCCGAAGCTAACCGATCACCATATACGCGCCCTTTTCAACCACCGGCGCATCCGTCCCGTTGTACTCCTCAATGTAATACTGGTCCGCCGCCACCAGCTTGCCATTGCTGAACGAGGGGAACGGCCCCTTCAACTGCATCGGCTGCATCACCCGGTGCATCACCAGTTCACGATTCGCCACCATCACATAGCCATCGCTAAATTCCGGCGTCGCAAAAATCGGCAAACCCTTAATGCTCCCCGCATACCCTGCCGCCGTCAGCACCGCATTCGGGTACCCATCTCGTGCAAAACCATCCCAGTTGCTCAGGCGGTCGGCGTTGGTCTTGCTCATCACAATCGCATTCGCCATGTAGAAGCGGTTTTCCACCTTCACCTTGGCATAGCCGATTTTTTCCACCAACTGCGTAACCGGGTCGCTGGCGCTCGTCCACGTCCCGCCACTGTTGTTCGCCTGGCGCAAGCAAGCCGCCAACGCCAGATAGAGAATATCCCGGTCGATCTTGCGCCGCACCAAGCGCGACAGATTGCCCAGCGTCCGCCCCACCGCGTCGTAGCCGAGCTGCGAACGGCTAAACACCACCGCCTCGTTGGAAATCTCCGTGGCCAGCCGGTCCGCCGCAATTTCCAACGTAACAAAGGAGAGCGTATTCTTCGCCCGCTCAATCTCAGCCATCTCCCCCTTGCGGAACGCATCAAAAACATAGTCAATCCGCAGCGACTGATTGTCCGTGGTCGTCCCGGCGCTCAACGTCATCAACTTGCCGGCGCCGTAGTCAATCACGTAGTCGCTGCCTTCCACATACGTCGTAGAGCCAGCGCTGTTGGTCAGCACCACCGTCCCCGGTCGCAAGCGCTTCCGCAGCAACTGCACCCACACATCATGGTCACCCGTCACCACCTCATCCGTGATCGTCGGCGCCGCCCCACTCTCGCCGGCATAGGTCTCGAAATACAGCCGCATCGGGCTGCCATCGGCAATGCCGAAATCAAACACATTGGCCGCCACCAGCTCCGGGTACGCCTGCTCGATAATCGTGCGCATCACCGAATAGGGCAGATTCAGGTCACTGGTCTGCTCGGCCTCTTCAAACTGGCGCGCCTCCTGGGCCAACTGGCGTCGATACTGCTCATCAAACAGCTTCAGAATCCGCTGCGTGTAGAGCATCGACCCAAACTCCGCCTGGCGCAGATCCCGGCGCGCACCATTGCCCGTGCGCACCAGACTCTCATTCAACTCCCAGGCCGCCTTGGTATATTCCGGCTGCCCTGTCTCGCGCTCGAACACCGGCCCCAGCACCCGCACGCCACTGCCACCCATGCCCGAAAGCTTGGCGGCACTCAACAGCGCGTCCCATTCCTTGGTCTTCGCCTCGACAATCGCGAAAATCTCTTCCTGCTTCTGCGGCTTCTCCGCCCGCACCGACTCCACGAATTGCGCATTGAGCTTGCCGTAGGGCAAATTCTTGCACGCCTCCTGAATCGCCGTCTCGATCATCTCCGCGTGCTTGCGCGCCTCCAGCTCCCGCTGCGCCTCCATCATCTCATTCAGCGAAGCCTCCAACCGCGCCGGATTCACCCCCAGTTGGCCGGCCAACTGGCGCTTATCCGCATAGCCCAGCTTCCCCACCACCGCTTCCGCCAACGCCGGGTTGGCCTGCAAAACCTCGGCCAGCTTCTCAGGATTGCCCTGAAGCTGCGCCAACATCTCTTCCAACGTCATCTTCTTCACACCCTTCCCGCTCCCTGGAGCGTCCTTCTTGCCTTCATCCACCTTGGCCTGGTCCGCCTGGCTCTCCACCAACCGCGCATTCGGGTCGCTGGCATTCGCCACCGCGTCATAGCCCGTTATCTCCAACTGCGTGACCTCCTGGATCTCCTGCCCGTTTTCCGTAACGGTCTTGGATAACCCATAGCCCCGCTGACTCAGCCGAATCGGCACCCCGTTCTCTGCCAGCACCAGCAAATCTTTTCCCTTCGACGTAGGCAGGATAACGCCCTCAAGCAGCACTTGGCCCGCTGCATTGAGAGATGCCGCCTCCCATTTAAAAACCGTCTCCAGAATATTCGCCCGGCCGCCTTTATCAGACGGATGCTCTGCCTCGCCAGTTAGGATATATCGCCCCTGGCCCGCGCTCTCATTCAGCTTAGAATTCAAACGCGCCACCGCCTCGGCCAACACAGCCCGGCGATAGCGACGCAAATTCCCATTCACCACATCAGCCGTGATGCCGATGGCGCGCACTCGGCGCGGGCCATCCCCCCGGCTCTCCCCCAACGGCAACAACGTCTGCTCCACCGTCTCCACCAACCGCTGCCGCTGCCCACCGCTGGCTGAGCCTGACGCCAAGCCCTCCCCCATCGGCTCATAGAGCTGCACCACCTTCACTTCCACCGGCGTCCCAAACGTAAACCCGCCCCCCTCCGCCGCTGTCCAAGGAATCTCCCACGCATGTTGCTGGTAGTCATCATCCGACTCCACCCACGAATAGGCAATCACCCGGTCGCTAAACGTCCACGCCACACTCAGCCGGCCCATCGGCTTCCGCTCCCACCCATTCAACGCCTGCGTCAACTGCTCCCGCAACGCCTCATAACTCTGGTCATTCCGCACCGCCTCCACCATCGGTTGGCCCAACCCAAACCAGCGCAACAACGCCTCCACAAACAACTGTTCCGTCTTCATCCCCCACAACCTCCTACCCCAATCAAAAAGGGCGCCATTCGTCCCCGATCACGAATGGCGCCCTATCACGAGCCAACCAAAAAACCTATAAAATTACCCCACCCACCTACCTCACCCACCCCCCATAACTCACATCAATCCCATAACTCCCACCCGTCCTACCCGTCCTACCCGTCCCACAACAAATGGTTGTCACCCCAATCATACCCCACCCAACCAAATCACCCCGCCCCACTCCAACTCCGACTCCGACTCCTCCAAAACCACCACCACATCCCCACTCACCTCGCCGGCCTCCATCGCCAACACAAACTCAGCATAGAGCGCATCCATCCCCAGCGCGATCAGCGCCGCCAACTGCTCTTCCCGGCTCACTGCCTCGCCATCCGCCCGTGTTACTGTCGCCATCCTAACCCCGCAAACACTGTATCTATCGCCTTGGCAATCGGCTGAAAATCATCAGCACCCCACTGCCGGTCGCCATACAACTGGTCTTTCCGCTCATTCGCAATCTGCGCCAACATCGCCTCATTCCCGCTACGCGTCGCCACATACTGCGCATAACTGCGCGCCCACACTTCCTTATCGCTCAACAAATAGCGCAGATGCTCCGGCGACGGCGCCGCATTATAGGTTATCTGGCTGCCATTCGCCTGCGTGATCGTCACATTCGCCGTATAACTCTCCGGCTTCAAATATTTATTCTGCAACGACTGCACCGCCTGGCTCGACCTGGCCGCCAACCGCCACTCCTGTAACAGCGGCGACGACTCGCTCGCAAACTTCCCCGGCTCCCCAATCGCCATGTGGTCAAGAAAATGCCCCACCTCATGCGCCAGCGTCGTCTGCAAATGGTCGCCCTTGCCATTGATCGCAATGTCCCGTGGCCCACCGCCGGCATAATGCGCATATTGCCCATACGCCTGTATAGTACTCTTCGTCTTCACTGGAATCTCCGGCAACGCCCCATCCCCATGCACCCCATCAATCGCCTCAATCGCATCCCGATAAGCCGCCGCATACTTCCCACTACTGGGAATAGTCAGCGCCTGCCCCACCGGCGTCCCTACCGGCCCCGGCCCCCGTGGCGCCACCGCTACCGGCCCCGTCGCCGGCGGACTCGCCAACGCCGGCCCCGTCATCGGTGCCCGTGGCCCCGGCTGCCCATCCGTCCCACCTGTCCGACTCGTCCCACCCAACCGCAACACCGCCGCATGACCATCCCCGCTCATCCCCAACCACAACTCAAGACTATCCGCAATCGTCATATTCCACGGCATCAACTCCGTTGGCTGAATCGACCCCAACCACCCCTGATACTCATCCAAATAGTTGTTCTGTCCCTGCACCCAACCCTTTACCTGATTCGCAAAGTCAGCATCGCCAATCACTTCATTCTCATATCTGCACATACACTGAGGATGTAGCGGCAAAATCTCATCAGTTTTCGGATACGGCCCGCCACTAGCATATTGATCGCAAATATCTATTTGGGGATGGCTCGGACTCAACCGCACATAGCGCCCCGTCACCCACGGCGAACGCCGGGCAATCTCCGTACTAACCGCATGGTTGGCATACTGGATCTCCGTCCTGGCCAACCGCAGCGCATTATACGCCACCCCCCGCCCCAGATTCTCCGTCCCCCGCAACAACCCCCGCTCACTGGCGGCGCGCTCACTCGGCGTCATCCGATACAACCGCGTCGAACTCCACCGTGGCAAATCCTGATTCGCCCCCAACTGCCCTTCCAACTGCCGAGCCAAATCCCAAGCGTTCGTCCGCGCCGCGTATGCCCCCGCCAACGTCCCCTGAATCTGCTGCAACCCACCAGTCTCCAACCGCCACACCCGCTGGCTCAACGTCAGTCTGTCCGGCATCGTCCGCTCACTCGCCGCCGTCAGCGCCCTGGCCCGCCGCTCCTGCCACAACCCAACAATCGTCCCCACCTCCGCCGGCGAAAAATCCTCCACCAACTCCCCCCACCGACCAATCGCCCCCTCCCCAATGGCTGAGCTTGTCGAAGCCGGGAGGGGTTGCTGCACCAACCCCATAAAATAATTATGCCGCACCACCAACGCCCCAAACGGCAAACTCCCCGCCTGCACCCGCGCCGCCTCGAAAAGCGCCCGCCATTCCTGCATCGCCTGGCGCCACCGGCTCTCCACCTGACTCGACAGCCCGGCCAGTTCCGTCACCCCCACCGCGCCATCCTCCCCCGCCCGCCGCGTCACCTCCCCCACCAACCACGCCTGAAACCCACCCAACACCCGGTGCGTCTCCCCCATGGTCCGCAGCGTCAGCCGCATCAATGCTACCTGCACCAGCCGGTCCACCTCCCCCGGCCCAATCTCACTCAGCCTCATCCGCCCTCTTCGCCGCCATCGCCACCCCAATCAACAACGTAAACGCCATGCCACCCACAAAGCCGACAACAAACCCACAAACCACCCACCCTATCAATCCCATCGCGCCTATCCATCCTATTCCGCCACCGAACGCGCCGTAATCAATCCGTTGCTTCCCAAATCCGCTGTAGCCGCCACCCGCACCACCTCATCCGCCATCTTCGCGTCCAACGCCTGCACCGCCATTGCCACATCAAAATCCGGCACAAACCGCCCAAACAACTGGAGCAGCATCGGGTCATCAAACAACCCCGTCGCCCGCAACGCCGCCAGCGCCGCCGCCGCATCCTTCAACCCCACCGCCGTCAACGGCTTCTTATTGCTCCAATTCGCCGACCACGTCAACGCCCCCGGCCAAATCCCCTTCAGCAACCATTGCCGCTCAATCAACGGCTTCACAAACTCGCTCGTCACCCAAGCGCTGTACTGCTCCTTGCGCCCATCATACTGCTCGCTCTGTTTGTCCAATACATCCCGGTTAAGATCCTGCCCATACCCCAGCAAACTCATCGGCACCGGCGCCGCCACCCACCAGGTGCGAATGTGATGCACGACATCCTCTATCTCACCCAGCCGTGCATCCCCCTGAATCGCCTGAATACTCGTCCGCTTGTTCGAGAAAAAATCAGCCACCGCCGCAAACGGGTCGCTCAAAACCGCCTGGTTGCGTTCCCGATATGCCTCAATATCCGCCGCGCTGGCATCCTCCAAACTGTGGACATACTTCATCCCCGCCCTGGTCTTGCGCCGGATGGCGACATCCAGCTCCCCCTCACTCATCCGCTTAAAGCTCTTGCGCGCACTCGCAAACACCGGTCGCCCATACCGCCGGTTGCTCCGCTGCCCCCCTCGCGCATGAATCATCTGCCACTCAGCAAAGTAGACTGCATCCCCCGGCGGATTGCTCCCGTTCCACCACTGCTCCGTCCAAAAGAAGGCCCGCGTCGGATCATAAAACTGGTCAAACTCATCACTCCAGCGATACAACTCCAGCGTCGGCTTCCGGCTCACCCCCACAATCTCGCCATCACTGTTGGCCGCCAGTTCCAGGAACGAATCCCCCTCATTCAGCGTCTCGCGCACCCAGTCCTCAATATTGTCCCAAAACGCCACCCGCTCCAGCGTCTCCTCCGCCATCGCCTGCGCTTCCGCCGCCCGTCGCCCACTCACCTCCAGCGTAAACCCGTCTTTCACCGCATCCGCCGCCAGCGTATCAATGACCCCCTGCGCCCGCGTATCCGTCTCATACATCCCCCGGCAATCCGTCACCACCGACCGCCGATCCATCTCCACCTGGAAAAGCCGCGTCTCCGCCATCGGGCGCGGTGGCGGCGCCACCTGCGTCACCGGCTCCGCCACCGGCATCTCCCGCCGGCGAAATAAATTTTGAAACCGCAGAATCAACGCAGCCATCCCCCACCCTTCGCCCTACTATTGCAACAAACCGCCCAACACCTGCACCGCCTGCCCCAAATCAACCCCCGCCAATCGCATGATCAGCAAAAGCACCCCAGCCGCCGCCACCCCCACCGCCAACGCCGCCCACGGCCCATGCTCCCGATACACCACCTCAATCCAGCCCTTAATCGTTCTCATCACTCTTCCGCCTTACTGCATACACACACACCAAAACAACCAATAGCCCACCCACATAAAGCGGCCAGTCCAACAAAAATAACTGAGACTCAGAGCAGGCCACACACAATACTCTACCCTGGATAGCACGCCCCGTCATCGCCCCTAAACAAACGCCCAGTATCAACCAAATCATCCCCTCCCCATAACTCCCATTCATCCTATCCACCAACTCCCCGACCGACAAGCGATTCTTGTCGGTCGAAAACTAAACTAATACGTTGCAATAGTTCCACTGCTAGTCGTGTATACACAGGCACGCTACGGCCCCTACGCAACTGCTGTAAGTGCCGCCAACGCGGACAATGCGCCCGCAGCGGGAAAACCCGCCGCTGCCCAATCATCAACATGAATCCTCCTGCCCGACACCGGTAGAAACAAAAAAGGCGCCATCCGTCTCTCAACGAATGGCGCCCTATCACGAGCCAACCAACTTTATAAAATGCAGAGCATCATCCAGTCACATCATTCGGCCCCCACACCTCACCCCGCATCTGCTCCCGCAAATCCGCCAACCGGTCACGCAACCCCACATCATCCGGCTTCATCACGATCTCATGCTCCACCGCCTTAATCGCCTGGCGAATCCGCAATCCCGCCGCCGTGATGTACGCCACCGAAAACCAATGCAGGCAATGCGGACACCGAAACCGCTGCTCCGCACCCCCGCCGCTCACCGGACGCTCTTTCAACTCCGGCGTGAACGATTTGCCACACCTATCGCAGGTGACCGTTACCGCTTGCTGCCCCACTCCCCACCGCCCTATCCTTCTTCGGCGGCAACACCGCCTGCTTCCGGATCACCTCAGCGATCACATCCCCACCGCGTCCCCCGTGCAGCACCACCTGCCACGGCTCCTTACTCTCCAACAGTGCCGGCATCTGCTGCCGTATCCAGACCACTAGTGTCTCAAGTTCTTGTGCCATTCTACCACACCTCGTCAACTATTTCAATCAGTTCAATAATTGCGCAATCACATCCCTCGCCACCACCTGGCTCGTCACCGTCTGCGTTTCCGGCATCCCCACCACCATGGCAAAGGCCCCACTCAGAGCGTCCACCTGATCATCGTGCGGCAAGTCCGGAAACCCATGAACCTCACTCAAAAAATCGCTATTCCACACCCCACGCACCAACTTAATATTTCCCGCCAACGCCTGCGCCGCTGCCGGCCCGGCGCGCTGAACCTTGTCCCCGCTAACGGGCGTCCCCTCAAAAGCAAAGCCCTCCAACAGTTTGGCAAAGTGGTGTTTCGCCATCTTCCCACTCGACCCCCCTTCCACTTCCCAGCCAATCTTCACGCCCTTACCGTCCTGCTCAGCCGTGTTGCGCACCATCCGCTCCACCTCGGCCGGTGCCTGGCGATCCCGCACCACATCCTCAATATAATAAATGCCCCGCCAGCGTCGCAACCGCAGCCCAACCGTATAGTCCGGATCTTGCCCTTTCCGCTGCTTCTCCGTCGCCGCAAAATCCCAATAGCGCACAACCACCCCTTCCGCCGGCGCCGCCTCCACCACCTCGAACCACGACCGGTTAAACACCTTCCCCGCCTCTGGTCGCACCTTCCAGTCCCCGCGCAGTAGACGCATCTGATCGACATAGGGTAAGGCGCGCAGATTCGCTAAATACTCTGGGTTCTGTCGCAACAGAATTTTATTATCGTATACCGTCGCCGGAATAAACGTCAACGATTTGCCGGATAGCCCATTTTCGTCTCGCCACCGCTCATCAACCCACACGATTTTCCCGCTCTCCTGGGTAAAATAGCGCAACTTCCCAGCCGGGAACGGGAACTCGGCATGTTCATCATCCACCCACGGCGCCAAAAACTTTTTTACCCAGCTATCAGCATCTGGGTTCGTCGTCGTTCGTACATACGGCCGAATCCCCGATACTGACCGGTTGCGACTCAACATATAAAAAAATTGCGTCTGCGAAAAGTGGGTCAGTTCGTCAAAACAAAGCAACGGGATCTGCGCCCCCTGCCAATCAAACTTGTTGTCTTCGTGCTGCAAATGTGCAAACCGCACAATTGCCCCGCTAGGAAACCGCCAAAGTAAATCGCTCTGCCGCGGGTCACCGCCGATCAGCGGATAAAGCGCCATCGACTCGTCCCACATCCCGCCTGGATTCGTCACCTGTGGATAGGTCCGCCGAAAAATGACCGCGGCAAATTTCTTGTTACCCACATGCCGCAAGGGTTCCAATAGTAATCCCCATGTCTTTCCGCCGCCGGCGCCGCCACCGTACACAACAACATCCGCCGGCGACGACAGAAACTCAGTCTGTGGTCCCGGCTGTGGTCGAATTTCCAGCATCACCCCGCCCATTATCCGGCATATAGATCATCACTTGTGGGCCTAATGGTTCACCATCCTGGCCTGTCAGTTCTGTTGTCTGCTTCGGCTTATACAACCCGGTCATCTCCAAAAACAGCTTCCGATCCTGATGTGCCTTGGGGTCTGGGTCACTGGCCACCGCGGTCAGCGCCATCATCACATCTGGCGCGTATTCCAATAGCCGTGCCGTCAGCCGCTCCTTGAAACGCGTCTCCAACGCCGGGTCATTGCGTCGCCAATGCCGAATTGTCGCCGTGTTGCGCAAACCAATCTGGTCCGCAAACTCTGTCAACGTCTTCGGCTTGCGCAGCGAAGCCGGCAGCGACGACCACGCCTCATAAGCCGCCTTGCGCCAGTCGCGCACCAACCGTGTTTTGATCCGCCCCTTGCTGTCCCTCAATGGCTGCCCATTCGCATCAAGGATTGGTTCCCGCTCATTGAGCAATTCTCCATAGAGCAACCGAAACTCATCGGCAAACCGCCGCTCCAGATCATCTTTCTCGCTCGCCGGTGGCCGGGCATCGTCCGTAGCTTGTCCCAATCCTGCCAACCACGCCTCAAACCGTGGCTTCGCTTCCCGGCTCTCCGCCTGCCCCGGCGCATTCTCCGGCGCCGTAAACCCCACATCCTCACCCATGCTTACCCATCCCCATCCATCCTATCCCGCCCTATAACGCCTATACCGTCCCACCCCCTTCCCCCAATCACCCCTCCCGATAAAACCGATGCTGCCCAATCTGACACAAAAACTCCATCCCCGCCACCCACCCCGGCGCCGCTGGCAACCAGGTCGCATAAAAGTGCGTCGCCCCGCCCGTTGGATCAGTCGCCAACCCATCCAGCGCCAACGCCGCCATCATACGCAACCCTTCCCCCACCATTGGCACCGCCGGTCGCTCCCCCACCCCCGTCGTAAACGGATTAAACCAGCTAAACTGCCACGGCTTTAAGATCACCTCACGCACCGTCCCCCCAAACCACCCACCCCGCCGCGCCCGGTTGATCGCCACCCACCCCACCGCCACCTGCCCCGGCAGCGGCTCCCCTCGCGCCTCACTCCAAATCAACAACGCCAACAACCCCACATCATCCAACTCCGCAAACATCACCCATCTCCACCAAATGCAACTCCACCCGCACCCTGCCCACCCGCTTCTCCACCAACACCCCCGCCGCCACCAGCGTCAACACCGTATCCTCCCGCAACGCCTTCCCCCACGCCATCTCCGCCACCGGCGACGAAAACCCCCACCCCCTCACCCCACGCCGAATCAAAAACGCCTTCCGCTCCCGCAACACCCGCGCCAACCGCCCCTGCGCCGGCGACAACGAAACCACCCTCTTCTCCCCACCCACCAAAGCTCCCCCGCTCATTTCTCCCATCACTCCTATCTGCTACCCCCACCCCAAACCGTGAAAACCGTGTCTTCACCTCCGGGCAAATCAGCGGCGCAGCCGCCGTATCTCCCCCCGCCCCCATCCAACGTCTACACGAAGTCAATTGCGATTATACAGACTCCCACGCTGCACGGGATTGGGCTGCAACGGCGCCGCCGGCTCATCCTTCACATCCTCATCTAGCAAAATAATCGCCCGCCGGCTCATCCACCGCACCGTCACCACAAACACCCCCACCGCTGTCCCAAACACCAGCGCCGCCATCGCAAACCCCAACGCAAAACTCGCCCCATCGATCAGCATCTACAGTTCCCCCTCCAACTGCTTCAACCACGCCGCCACCGTATTCTGCCACCGCTGCACCCCCGCCAGCTCCCCCTGCAACGCCGCCACCGTCAACTGCAACTGCGCCACCTGGGCTGACAACTCCTTATTATCCCCCGACCCATCCCCCCCATCCGTCGTATCCGTCCCACCACTCCCACTCGTCGGACTCCCAGTCCCATTCGTCTCCTGCGCCACCACCCGCCGAAACCGCACATAAAACGAATGATGCCCCACCGTATTAAACAACTCAGCACTCCCCGGCGTCGGCTCATTCGGATGGCGCGTATGCAAATTCCCCACCACATCACTGGGCGCCCCATCCCCCTCGATCCACACACTCGTCACCTGCCCCACATGCCCCAGCGGCACATTCCCGTGCCACTCCCCATCCGGCTTATCCAACCGCGCCGGCGTCGCCTGTTCATCCGACCGCCGCCCCTCCCACGTCCACCCAATCCGCAACCGCGCATCCCGCACCCGCTGCCCATCAGCGCCCACAACATCCACATAAACATTATGCTTCGACCGATTCCGCAACGGATCCAGATGCTCCACAAACTCCGCCCGCCAATACGCCTCCCCCTCA